TCTTATTAATTATGCCATGAACAGACATCCAGTCTACGCATGACTGAACCATGATTGTTCCAAAGTCTTCGCGCCTTGATTGCATAGCTGACATAGTGAATCTTGCATCTTCTTCTGATGCTAACTTTCCTTCTTGTGAGCCTATCAATAGTTTAGCTGCCACTTCTATTCCAGCAGAATATGATTGTAGCGCAATAGAAAAAGGCTCTTTAGGGTCGGCCATAGCGACAGTTAAGACTTTAGGGTCAAGCCCGCCAGTCATCAAGTGCTTGTCCAGACCTTCCATAAAGTCTTTGATTGCATCATCCATGTCATCGACTTCATCTGAATTTGGTGCAAGCGCATCTTTATTAATGTTGGTGTAAACGGTTTTCATTGCCGCCGATTTCCAAAATCCCTCACCACCAGCGCCGATGATTTTTTCCATTGTTATAAGGTCGTTAAACCCAGACTCGTTTGCAGGTACACCATATATAGATTCATCGTCTGCACCCTCTGCGAATATAATTACTCGTGAGTGATGCACCATTACTGGGCGCAATCTATTATCTTGGGCATTACTATCGTTTAGGTTTGATTCTTGAAACTGGTACATTGTAGGCTGACCGTACCTTTCAGATTTTTCACTCTCATCCCATTCAGTTGGCTTTAACTGAATCTCATACAAGGGAATAAATTTAACTATTTGGTCAACTCTAACCCTTTCTAATGGGTTTTCCCACATTGCTTGTTCTTCACTACCACGGATTTGCACGACAAATGCACCGTAATGGCCTACACGCTGAAATTCATCAACCCGCTTTAATTTGCGCATTAGCTTTAGTGATTTAAATATGCTTTTTATTAATGATTCCCAAGGCGTGGCTTCACCTCTTTTATCAGCGTCCCCTTCTTCGCCTTCCATAATTCTTGGGAATGTCTTCCAACACATGTTTACCGGCATTTTTATGCCAGCTTTAGCAATACCGAACCGTCTATACATCTGATAGTGGTCTTCAAACTCCAACTCATTCTTATAGCCGTAATCGTCCCAAGCTTTGGTATGCTTTGCATCAAGAGAGCCGTGGACGCTTCGCAGGCTTTGCGATAGCTGGCCGGCTATTTCATTGATTAATTGTTGATGTCGTGGTCCCATTGTCATGCCTTTAATTTGTTTTCATCATTATATAGTTTATCTTGACCTTTTGCGAGAAGGTACGTAGACGCCAGAATTTCTTGGTCTAAATTGATCTTCCATTGCATATCTCAAGCTATCAATAAAATGGTTAAAGTCGTCAACTGGCTTGTTTAGCTGCTTGCCATCTTTATTTACTGACCAAGAATAATTATTAAACTCGGTCATAAACTCAACTAATTGATTATTGACAATGATTGTATATTCAAGAAGGAAGTCAATCCCCGCTTTTATCGAATCCGGCCCTTTTAGCGCACCTTTAATTTTTACTCCTTTCCCTGCAATGTAATCAATTGATTTTGGCTCTGAGCTATCCGCCGTTGTTATGCGTTTATGAGCGCCCATTGACTTTATATTCTGCGCAATTGATGCGTTGCTTAATCCTTTCTCATAAAACCCATCATATACATAAATTACTTTATTAGGGTTATCAACATAAGTTTGATTAAATGCCGAAGGATCGTTCGTATAACCAAAATCTAGACCTTGAACACAAGGGAAATGCATAACGCTTTCCAATAATATAGGCGCGTGGCTAGCATTCATAAATATAAGCCCATCAGCGGTTCCCCAATTCCCAAGCGCGTATATATTGTAGTATCTGGGGTTTGTCTTGCGCTTATTCTCCATAACAACTTTATATTCATCATCTATAAAATAGTTATCGAGGTAAGTTGTTTTTAGAGTAAATACGCCTTGAATCGGATCGTCAAAAAATACTTTTTTAATCCAGTGCTGTTCACTAATTGGGTTAAACGTAAGTGTTATCTGTTTAAGTGCGCCAGTGTTACCCCTTAGTCGTAAATCAAGTTGTTCAAAATCTTCTTGATTTAGCTCTGTTGCTTCTTCGCACCATATTGATGTTACACCCTCAATTGATTTGAGCTTCTCAACATCGTCTAGACCGCTGAACATTATCTGTGAGCCGGTTGGCTTATAGACCATCGTTTTATCGGTTAGGTTAATGTCAAACTCATCAATCAAGCCCCATATTGATATGATGTTTTTAACTAAAGCAAAAACAGACCGCTTGATGGTTCTGTCTACTTTACGAATAACCAGAAAGTTATGCTTTACGTGGGATTCTTTTAATAGCCGGTACAATATTTTCCTGGCTACTATGTGAGATTTGCCGGAGCCAGCACCACCCCACGGGATTTCATACCTGCATTTATTAGTAAATAGCGGGACAAAGACAGGTGATTTATCTTTTACATGCCTTCTGAAGTCGGCTAAGTCTATCACCAGTCATTTTTGCCGCTGTCTATTACTTTTTCTGTAATCTCAATGTCTTTCTTATCAGACAAGCCTAAATCCCTAGCTATAATGTTAGCATTCAATAGGTCTGCTGCTGCCCCTGAGAACTTCTGTGAGCGGATAACATTCTCGGCTTTACGTGTGACTCCGATAAAATCTTCTCTATCTTTGTATAGCTTCCAAGTGTCTGTACTGATATCTAAGAACAGGCAAAGCCCATCTATAGTCATCGCTCTCATCTTTGGGATTGACTCTTGAGTGACTATTCCTTGAAATGCAAACGCCTTTACTTCTTGCAGTGGATTATCATCTACCCACACAAAGTATTCACAACATGCGGTCCACAGGATATCGCTAGACGTAAATATCAAGTCACGTCCATGCTTGGCTCTTGCTTCCCAGAATCGGTTTCCTTTAGGTGCTGCCATTACACACCTGTCCAATCATCGTTAAATTTATTCATGCTTACCTTGCTGCATTTCATATCTATAAGCCTTTTTAAGTATAACCCCGCCAATTCTGCCACTTAACTGAATACTTATTCACTTAATAAGCATAACTATTCACTATCCAGCGGTTACTTTGTTTATTTCAACAAATGCGGTGCCGGTAATTACTAGCTTAACGAAGCAATCTGAAAATGACAGTAACTTTGAGTTATCTGCTAGTGTACCGCCTGCAAAATCAATGGGCGTAGCGTTGCCGCCTTTGAATTTTACTTGAAGCTTTGCAGTCCCGCCGTTCAGCCTAGTCATGATTTGATAGTCACCACGCCAGAAAAAATGCTCGTCGGCGTTAGCATTCATTATTACAACCCCATCGTCTGTTACTGTAACTGCCATTTTCTTATTCCTCTAATTCTGCTTGTTAATTATTTATACTTGTGGTGTAACTTGACCGTCAAATATATGACATAAGTTTATTGTACTTGGGGAACTACCTGCGCCATCTGCATTCCAGCCACCTCTATTTACTGCTACTGCGCTGTTAACTTGCCCGATTGTTCCATTGTCAGCGCCTGATATTGAGGCATTACTAAAAGTTTGCGAGTCAACTTCTTGACCGTTTATATACAATACTGCTTTAGATGTATCAGCAGACCACTCTATAACAGGGCTAGTTGTTCCGACAGGTAACTCGTACGAAACTTCGGCTCTATTTGCTGCCGTACCGAATGCCGTTCCGTTTCCGCATTGGAAATATATAAACCCGCCAAACGTGTACAATATTAAACCCGCGCCAGTCCCTCCAGCCTCCATTAATATACCATCATCCGTATTTAATATTGTTGCATCAACACGAACGCTTGCAGATGTCGCACTGCCAAGAGTGCTATAAGCCGTACCCCTTGTTACCCAGGAAGCAGTCAGAGTCATGCCAGCAGTAACAGGTACAATTTCAGTATCGCCACTTAACGAGCTATCCAGTGTTTGAGATAATGAACTTGAAAGTGCACGTGATAGCAAAATAGAAACCCGATTAATTATATGTGTTTAATTATATCACTGTATGATAGTAAAAACTATTTATGGTTAAATTAGCGCTCAGTTGTCAGCCTTAGTTGCAATAATAAAATAGCCGACAAACGCAAATATTATAAAACAAACCCTAGCGCCTACTTCCCACTCATCAATTGGAATAATAAAAGCATTATCCCACATAAAGAAGCTTGCAACTGAGCAACAATATACCCACAAGGCTATCGGCCAGATGAAAATCGAACATAATATTTTTAATGTTTTCATTATTCATTTAGCTCAATAAGACATATGCAAGCAGCGATTAATTTTGTGCATTTGTGTTTATCCATTAAATATTCCCATCGTGTAGACACTAGTCCGATACCGTTAACAGTTTTACTTTCGTCATAGTAAGCGTCAAGCATCAACTCATCAAAGCACTTATCAATAATTGACCCAGCGTCACCCCAACTAGTAGCTGGCTCAAAAGGTCGCCAATGCCTTTTGTTTGCAGTTATTTTTCTGTATGGAAAGTTTTCGTTATAATGCTTTGAGCTATCTAGGCCAGTATTTACAAATCTAAACCCTTCCTCATAATACCCTAGATGCAACTCAGCACATCGCACATTGATACCAAACTTAGTGTATTGTTTACCTTTTATTGCGTATGTCATGAGTTATCCTAAATATTCCAGTTGTCGGGATCGATACAATCTGACTCACCCCACGTACATACGCCGCACATATCCCACCGATTAATTTCTTTTCCTTCGCTATTAATCAAGGTTACTGTCGGTGACTGCCCGCAGTTGTCGCACTCTGTACTGTAGCAAGGTTCGAAAGTTTCGCTGTTCATTACTTAACTTCCTTTAGTGCTTTAACTTCTTCTGCTCTGGTCTGGTTTAATCCTTCCTCTAATCCCGCCCAAAAGTCACCTTCACTAAATTCTTCAGTTTGATCATTTAGTGCTTTGGCTTGTAACTGTTTTTTGACACCAAAATTATTAATTGCTCTAACTGAAATGCATGAATCACCATTTACCCAGTGCGCGTCTATTTCTTGAATAGATTCAAAGCAACCTTTCGCTTGCTGCTCTAGGTTGTGTGCTTCTAGTATTAAATCAACTTCATCTGAAATTATTTTGCATATTTCATATGTTGATGACATGGCTCCAATTGGCGGCATTCTCTTTATAATAAATGCCGTTAAAACATTCCGCTCTTTCTCAAGCTCTGCAATGGTCATAATTTGAATCTGCAATATCTCCCATAACTCACTTCTGTTCGCGTCTTTATATTGCTCTAAGCTCATGATTTATCCTTTATTGCTTTTAAATCACCTATTGTTGCGCTATTTTTCCATGATTCAGCTAGCTTTGAATCGCCGTCAAGGGAATCTGAATAACCTTCAATGTAAGATTGAAATACCAAAGCATCTAGCTCTGCAAACCTATTATCCATTTCTACAGCGTCTTCACCCAATTTAACTACCAAGTTCAGCCATTTAGCATCGCTTTTCTCAAGCTCTGCAATCTTTTGATTAGCCAACCTTAACGACTCTATATAATCATTCACTGCGATTCCCCTTGCCTATTCTTCTTGCTATGTCTAAATAAAATGATGAGCATATTAGACCTAATACACCGGTAAAAAATGCCAGACTATTGTCTGTTTGATACCCGATTATGACGAGTAATCCCATAATCAAGATTGATGTCTTTATGTGTGTTGGCGTCTTCATCGCATACTCACCTTTATCTCTTTAACCCATGTAAAACCCACGCCTTTTGCAAACTCATGACGCCACCTAACAAGGCTTATGTTGCGACGGTTTAACACTGCTAACATTGAATTTCTATTCATGCCGTAATGCTGGGCTATTTCTTTTGAGCGAAAACCTTTGATTGTCACCATATCCCAGATGTTTCTAATTTCATCATCCCAGAATTTGGTTTGCTCTCTGATAGTTCTTTTTTCTGTGTTTAATATGCGATGCACTTCAAGCTTTTCATCATATTCATATGTGCAACTAGTCACTTGACTTGCTCCTTTAGTGCTCTATTTAATTCATGTTGCACTTTGCCTAGCTCCTCGTAGCAATTATCAAAGCATTTTTCTAGCTCCCTATTTTCAATTTCAAGCTCTGCAATGCGATTATCTTTATCTGTGTTGCTAAAAGTAACTATGTGACTGCCGTGAGGTAAGCACCCTATATTTGTTTTATTCACTTGACTTGCTCCTTAATGCTAGCCTTATAAAACTCATATGTTGCATCTTCGGCTAATTCATCCGTAAGCCTTGTTCTATGCGTGCCACAAATAGCGCAAAACCTATGCTGTGCGTGACCATCGACAAATGATTCAACGGGTATAGACCAAACTCCCCACACATGAAAACCAAATGAACACCTGTTCACTTGACTTGCTCCTTTGGTTGAATCTGCGTTACTGATAAAACAGTCCAACCTTCTAGCAAGCCGTAACTCCCTGCAGGAAGCTTATAATCTACTCTCACTTTAAGCGAAAACCCTGTATAAAAAAGCGCTTTGCCTGACTTCATTTGCTTGCCCGTAAACTTTGTTTCACGAAGAAAAAGAATATCACCTTCTTGAAAATTTCTGTCATCCTTTCTAATCTCAAAACTTTTTTTGTTATTCCAGCTTTTTTGGAATACATCAGGGTCAGTTTTTAATTCATGCTCAATCACTTGACTTGCTCCTTGCTTTTAAAATTTCCGATTAATTTATAAACTTTGCAGAGTATTACTTTTCCATCTTTGTCAATAGTTGCGCCATCTACGTATCTAAACACGTTACCGACTGGGTCTATTAACGCACCCATAGCAACCCATCTAGACACTTGAGTTGGGTCTACTTTGGCATCCATGCAAGCTTTTCTGACGCTTTTAAATTCTTTTATTGCTTCTGATACTAAATTCAATTTTATTCTCCCGTTTTAGGTGGCAGTGGTAAAGGCATCCAGTGAGTGACGTCATCTATCTCGTTACCATTTCCTTTCATCCAATAGTTTTTATTTATATAATAACAATCAATAATTCTTCCTTTTGATTTAGAGTAAACATCAACTAAATCACTGTCATAATCTCCTTTTGGTAAATCACAATTAACACTAATCCAGTTATCCATTTTATTGCTCCCGTTTACAGTTTGGCTTGTAAAACTTTGGCTTGCTCTTGTAGTGCTGTTATCTGCTCTTGCAGTAAAGCTAGCTCTTTTTGTGCTGGGCTTTGTTCTGTGCGTTCCCATATACAAATAAGGTTTTTGCCTGCCAAGTGATTTTCTAGACTATCCATGCCGTTAACTTTATAAACTCCAACAATGTCGTAGTGAGTATTCCCATCGTTAGCAATAAGATTTTCTCCGTAAAAATTAAGAGGCATTACTGCTCTATATTCAATTAAGCTGCCCCCCATAACTAAGCCATAAAAGCCACTCCTCTGCTTAGTAAAATGAACGCCCGCCTTTAAATCTGATTTAGTAAATTCCATTGTCTTTCCTAGTAATTGCATCATTTCTGTGTATGTTACAATTTGTGTATAGTCGTCTCCATTCCAAAACCCAGCCCTACTCTCCCAAGTAAAACCTAGTTTTGAACAGCTTTTACGCCTTGTAAAGTGGCATGTTTTAGGCATAGCATCACGCAGGCTATTAATCTGCTCTTGTGTCAAATCTGATAATCTGCACATTGTATTTGTAATATTCATTATTGCTCCGTTTGTTTGTGAACCTTAAAGTTCTTTGCTTAACTCTTTTATTATTGCTTTAATACAATTTTTACACGGTTGGATGCTACCGCCGACTGACAAAGCCACGTGCTGAGCATCATTAAAGACAAATTGATGTGGGTTATAATCTTTTTTGCACCACAATGTTGGCCTGTCTAATTTAACCCCGTTGTCATACTCAAACTTTATTACATGCCTAGACATTTTGTTTTCCCGTTTGTTTGTTGTTACTTATTCAACTGATGACTGGCAGGATTCGAACCTACATAAAAGCCCTATAGCTTGCCATTTTCCAGTTAATGGTACAGTCATCATGTGAATAAGCCCTACACTAAGCAGCAGGGGCTTTAATCGTTAAGGGCGTTACCCATGCGTTTCATTGTCTTTCATAGTAGTTGCATCACAGTTTAAATCACTGCATTTTTTAGCTAAAACTCTTAGGTGCTTACATGTCAATATAGCTTTTCTAGCAGTGTGGAACCTGTAATACCCATCTTCACCTTTTCGTAAGCAGCCCATTAATTTATCTTCAAATGGACCTGTGTCACTTTCCCACCACATTTCAATAAAATCTGTGTTGACTTTAAATTCTATTTCAGCATTTAACATTTTAAGTTACTTCCTCGTTTGTTTCGCTTCAGTAACTACAGCATAGACACAATCGTCAATGGTGTCAACACTAATGTCAATTTAATTTATAAACGACGCCCTAACATAATGAATGCTTCTGTGCTCAGTCCTCCTGAGTGCGTCACCTACATTTGCAGCAGTGCAGCCGTAGTGGTTGCCGATGTCTTTTAGTCTCATGCCGCAACCTATCATTTGTATTACTGATGACATTCTTTCTGCCCATACGTTTCTGTAGCCTAGCTTAAGGTCTAGTGATATGTTGTTACGTCTTCGCTGTGACTTCACAGAGTAATTCATCGCTTACCCCTTATGTTCGTACTCCATAACCCATCGGATGACCCTGTCGTTGATTGTGCTTGCGCTGGTGGCGCTTTAGCTTGCTGCTTGATGCGTTCTATTTGCTCCTGTGCTGGCGTTTTAAATGTTGCCTCAGTTACTAAGCCAGCGTTTAAGTATTTACGTACCCTTGCTTGCATGTCAAAAATCTCATGCTCCGGAAATGACTGCCATATTTCAAGTTTGCATTGTTGATTGGTAATCTTTCTAGATAATATTTTATTAGCCCAGACTGACGCTTGTAAATCTAGGTTTTCAAATAACTGCTGGCTTGGTGTTATGTTGTAAGTCATGGCAAAGATACCCATTCCATTGCGTTGTCGTAATAACCCTTAACCCCGTTAATGCTAAAGGGCATGGTTCCGTTTGTTGTTAAATACAGCTTATGGCCATCCAGCAATCCGCCTTGACATACGAATTTTGTCTTTTTGACAGGCTTAAATTTAGTTCTAAAATCTAAAAACTTTTGCTTTGTAACCTTCCAATTTCCATTACAGACCATTCCCGTTAGTCGCTTGCTCATTTTTTATCCTTCCTTTTTGACTGAAGCTTAAGCGCCTCTTTTATTGCTGTCGTGATTAAAGCAGTTGCCTTGCCCTTATAATCTCCACGCTGATAAGATGCAGAGTAATTTTTAACCGTGTCGTTAATAATTCCCACATCAACATTCTTTGAATTTAAATGGGAAACAATTAGTTTTTTAAATGATTCAAGTTCCATTATTTCTCTACCTTTTCATCAACATAAATCACACCAGCACCAGCACTTATTGATTTTTGAATCTCTCTTTTAATTTCTAAGTTTTCCAGCTCACGCACCCGATCCATAGCTGTTTTAAAGCGTTCGTGATCTTCAGGCGTCCACGGGGTCGGGTCTATATAGTCACCTGTTGTAATTATTCCGGTCTGAACAGATTTTGCAATATTTGATATACCATGATCAATATGCCCAATTGTTCCTACGTTTACATGTTTGTTAATTTTACTTTTTAAATGATTACTCATTATTTCTCTACCTTTAAATTACTTAGTTGCGTCAGCACTGTTGAAAACTCGTTCAGCTTCTTTACACCTTCCAAGCCTTGTATGTTGTTTGGCAGTTGATCGAACGGCTTCTTGCTAAATGTCTGGTAATGCTCTACAAACTTTTTCTGCATCCAAGGCGTACCCTCTGGAGCGTTGCAAATCGCTTTCCAAGTCATAGTGCTTACACACGCTGTTGTTATCGGGTCATTAAACTGAGGTGTACCATATTGACCCACACCTCGAATGGCTTTAGGTATGCTCAACCATGCTGCTTCAGCCATAAATTCCGCATCCGCATTGTTATCTTTTTTTGTTCCGTCAATATGCTTGATGATGCTAGCTGTTTTTAATTCAAACATACCTGCGTCTGGGTCTCTCATATGTGCATAAATTCCGGCTTCAACCTGCTCGATTGTGTAAGGCTTTAATATTTTCCACCACATCTGAACCCTAATTGCACTAAACTTTATTTTATACTCTTCACCAGCACCAGCTAGTAATTCTTTAAACCTTGCATCATCTGATTTTTGCATTAGTCTAGCTCCACGTTTTTAAATGTTTCTATGTTTTGCATAGTTGTTTGTGAGAATTGGTTGTTTTGATTGGATTTAACAGCATCACGATATTTTTCTAAGTTGGTATCGCTACGACAAATCATTTCAATGTCTGTGTGGCCTCCTTCAACTAGAAACGAGTCTTTAGCAACGTTGTCGATAGCTTGCTTGATTTCGTGTACTGGGTAGCCGTCCTTGAGTCGTGCGGATATTTTTGTTTTGCGTAGTGTGGTTAGCGACGTCCTTGATCCTTTATTCATGATAAAAACCCAATGATTAAAGATTTCGTTTATCAAACTAACGTCAACCTTGGGAGACAAGTCTTTTTCTTTTACAGATAGTTCTTGGTTAATGGTTAGTGGTTCTTGGTTAGTGGTTAATGGTTTATGGTTAGGTGTAGCTTCGTTGGATAAATCACTCGAACCGTTCACGACATCAGCACGCTTCGTGCTATTTACATCACCTACCGTTTCCTTTCTCTTTTTTTCGCGGTCAATAGCTATGCGTTTATTCGTAACCCTGTTCGCCTGATATGCCTCCAAATCATCTTGGATTCTAGACTGCGTATAGGTGCCTTCAGACTCTTTAAAAAACTTCTTTAGGACAAATTTAACAGCGTCAACTTCAGCTTCTGAAGAAGCCCAAACCCAATCAATAGCTTCATCAATCGTTGGGAAATCCTCACGGTCATAGCACGCATCTATTAATAGGTTGTACGCTCCGTGTTGCAAGATGGATAAACGTCCAGCTTTTTTGTGGTAATCACCGATATTTTTTTTGTAGTAATGCATAATCTAACCCTCTATCACATAGTTTAATAGAGCGGTTCTGAGTGGCTCAGATTGTTGGTTTGCTATCTCTGCTATGTGTTTGTACTTAAATGCCTTGTAAACCTCGTGAGCTTGTAGTTCTGAATTAAAATAACCTAAAGTTTTTCTTTTACCATTAACGCTGCATTGAGCGCGATATTTTCCTTCTCTTTTCCTAAAGTCAACACCTATAAGACACCCCCCTCTAAGTCTTTTGCGGTCGGTTAAAAGCTTATTGATAGATTGGTCAACAAAAATGCAACCTGAAGATTTATAAATTTTGTTACCTTGAAGTAATATGTCTTTATCAAGATGCTTTCCTTTCCAGTCTTGTTTTTCCATCCACGACTTAAATACGCTAAAAATCAACCATTTATCATCAACTGTAGAGCCAGCACAAGACGGACTAAATATTTGATATTTTAATGAATAGCATCTAGCCAGCATATTAGTCCAAGACCTGTAAAAAGGACAAAGCTCTTTTTTGCCATTGATTATAGATAACACCTTGTAATCAGCGTCATTAATTCCGACACCATAAATTAATTTTTTAGTTGTGACTTTTGCCATTTTATATTTCTCCTAATGTAAATTAAACCTCTGTAAATATCTCTGATAAAGACTGCCCAGCTTATTATCAGTAAGCTGGGCTATTTACATTGGTACTATGAACGGGGAGTTCACATTTAGTATTATACTCTTGTTTTAGATTGATTTCACGTTAATTTAATCGTCACACTTTAAAACATCAGGGTTATACAGTGCTAGCCATGCTATGCAAACTTGATTAAATTCATCAACTGTTAATGGATTACCCATAGGTGCATCCCATGTAGAAACACATGCAAAGTTTCTATGCTGTGATATAGATAAACCTTTGGCTTTAACCCCCACAGGATTTCCATCTTCATTTGTTATGTAGCTTAGAAAATCCGGCTTTTCAAATTCAATTACATTACTCATCATGTCAACTCCAACTTTTAATTTAATTCGACTATCTTGCAAACGCTGCCTTCAATAGCTATGTAACGGTATATCTGGCCGTCAACTTTATATCTGTAATAATTGTTCTGTATTGCAAACCCAGCATCACCAACTGCTATTAAAACGTCATCACAGTATAGTGATTCTTTGAAAGGCTTATCATGCAAGCATCCGGTTAAGGTTATTGCTGCTAGAATTATTATTGATTTCATGGCTTAAATCCTATTCTAAAATCATGGTAAACATCACGTATTGGCATTTGCAAACCTTGCGGTGTAAATATGTAAACGCACACTGGAAATTTCGGGCCTTGCTTCTTGCCTGCTTTATCCAAAAACTCTGATCCATCTGGACGTAAAAAGTTAAGCCTAAACGGCATGTGGATCACGGTATCGGCGTGTTTGCGGGCTAGCCTTGTATAGCCTACCTCTGTCTTGTCGGGTATTAACATTAGTGTTGTGTTGCCGCCCATGGTTGACTCCCAACTAGACTTATCAATCCAAGGTTTTATATTGGAGTAAGGCGGGTTGCAGTAATTAATACGCCCCCAGTCACAAAAACTATCAAGCCCATTAATACCCTCGTCAATAGAGTAATAGTCTTGAGCCTTGGCTGTGTTTTTAGAGGAGCAGACATCAAACCCGATTATCAAATTGGTAAAGTCTTCAAGAGACTTAATAAACCACCATGGCGTTTGTGCGCAATCCTGTTCTGACTCTGGGGTTGTTGAATTATTAAGATTCATTTCATGTCCCGAATTACAACGGTTGTTTTAGTCTCATAGATTACATAGCCTAGACTGACGTATAATGCATTTCTTGAGCGTCCGTTAAATAGTGCGTCCATGCCGCTGGGATACGTGTCACGATGCGTCTGCAGTGCTAGCATAGCTTTGGGTTGTAATGGGTCGCAGTTAAATGTTGTTTTCTTCACGTTTTAGGCTCCTTTAGTGCGTTAAATTCCTCAACAATTTTGTTGTATGCTGGTACTGGCACAATTAAAACATTGTCGCACGATAGTAGGGATGGGAAGGCTTCACTAACAGCGATAGATAGCTTTTCAATTCCTTTTTCTAGCTCAACAATACGGTTAACGTCTGCTAGTGAGCGAATAGGATATTCTGGCATTGTGTTTTTCCAGTTCCACTCACCTTGCTCATTTAACTCACAGTAAATATCATCAAAAAACTTAAACTTGCTATCTACAATTGAAGTGTTAGGTGGCGCATTATCTATAATTTCTTGGTCTTTCATTGTTTTATACCTACCTTATTATTGCTTGAATTACTTCTTCACTAAATGGGATTTCATAACCCTCGTCTTGCATGGCTCTTATCATCTCAAGCCAGACTTGTTTTTCGTGCCCGAATGTTGAGCGGTATTTACCCGGGTTAGTTGTTCTGTTATATGGGTGCTTGCTCATTAAATTATGCAACTCAAATGGAATTGGCATAATAGCTAACTCACCAACACGCCAAGATACGCCGTTAATTTTGCGCTTAGTTTTAGCTCCAAGAATGTGATCGACTTCAAAAGCTGGTGTTACACCTCTTATGTGTGAATATTTATCTTTTAGCCAGTTTGATTCTTTTGCAAATTCAACTAATGTTTCCATCCAGTCTTTTTCTGCTTTTGTTTTAACGTGCCCTTTACTTATCATTTGGTATCACCTTAAAGCTGTGTGTTGTGCCTCTCGTCTCTCTGGCATAAACTACACAATCTGTAAATGTGCTTACATAGCAGTATTGATTTTCGCCGGATATAAACCCAAGCCACATGACATCATCTACTCTGTCCATTGCTTCTTTTAAGCTTAATTCTGATGTGTTTTCTATAATTATTTTACTTTTCATGATTGACCATCCGCTTTTTGCTTTTCTTTGAAAAATTCAGAGTCCCTTGGTATTAAGAATTTAACGCCCTTATCAACCATCCATTGTTCATGCTTTAGACATGCCATAAACCGTTGCCCTTTGTCTGCAACGTTATCACCGGATTTAGACCATGAGAGTCGTTCACCTTCTTTATTATTGCCAAGATGCACCGACGTAAACAACTCGTGAGCGTCTTTCTCGTTAAAAGGCCGTTTACCGTACCATTCGCCGCTTGCCTTGGTCATTAAGGGCATAACAGAGCCGTTAGCAGCCATAAAATTAGCTGTTGAAGTCATCCAAGACCGCCACAACCTAGACATTCCCCACTTACCTATGCTGCCGTCAAACTCTTCAATCGTAACTAAAACAGGTTTATTGCTAGCATTCATAATATCGACAATGGTTGCCCATAATCGCTTGCCATCTTCGCCGCTGGTGGCTCTGTTGATTAGTGTTGTTTGCTTATCCATTATTTTAAATCATCCGAGTTTTCACAGCCTATTTTCATGCCGCAAAGGTTTGTATATTTAACAATTGTTTCGGGGCAGTCATCAATCCATACGTCAGCTTTAAAGCAGTGCTGCTTCTGTTTGCCTGCTGTGTAAATAATGTCAATTCCTAGACGTTCCGCGTCAGACTCTATATATGCGTTATTTGCGTTTTCTGGCCTGTAGGTAACAAACGTAACTGAGTGACCTCTTGCCACGCAATGATTTACAAATGCAGTCCATAAAACAGGGTCTTCTGTGTATGTTTCGTCATAATCTAATGCTATTTTCATTATTTAATCAACTCACTATGCTGGTGTATGTTGCCGACTACTTCCCAAATATTTTGAATCTCACTAGATAATAGCCATTCATAATCTTCTGGCATATTTACACGCCTTCTTTCATATGGATATTTAACATGGTCTTCAAGTATTTCTTTAATTTGTTTTTGCGATTGGCATGGGCTTCTGTACCATTCGTACTTATTACTAAACTGAATCACATCCCCCTCATAAATATCAACTCCGTTCTTGTCTTGTAGGCCAGTGAATTGCCCAACAGTTTCATCAATGACTTTTATAAACGTGGTTTTTAATGAGTACTTACCACCACCTAAACCTGTTCTTATATCTTCCACATCAAGAGGGGTTTCGTTTATAAAACTACTAGAAAGTTTCTCGCCCTCACAGCCAAACATTTGTGATTTAATCAAATCGCCATAAACGAAAATTTTAGTTTCTTTGTTTAACCCTCTAAATTTAACCTGTCTCATTATTTAAACTCCTTGGCATGTAGCTTTAAAACCAATTCGGACATAATCCCAGCCATTGAATAGTCATGTCGGCCATCTTCTCGGCGTTTATCAGAAAGAGCCTTTAGCTTTGCGTGTATGTTTTTATTTAACTGTACAGATTTGGTCATTATTATTGCTCGTTTATTAAGTTAGCCCTAATACTAGCAAGTTAATTAACATTGTACAATCACTTATAATTAACTTGCACTAATCACAAATGATGTGTATTGTTAGTGTTCAATTAATCGGGAGATAAATAAGATGAAGAGAAACAAATTTGAATGGACTGCCATATTTTCTATGTTAGCTTTTTTAATAGCCATGTTTTGGTTTATGTTTTCTGGATATCAAGATTGCAACAATGAAGGCGGTGTTTATGCACGCACATTGTTTTGGTTTACTTGCATTAAATAACGGGAGATAAATAAGATGAGTAAATTTATAGTGGGGCTAGGGTGGGTTTTAAGTAATTTTGCTTATCAATATATTTCGGGTGATTGTGATTACTCTATTGCAATGGAAAGAAGTTATTTCCAAGTGGTGGCAATGGTGGCGATTTGCTACCTTCCATTAAAAAGGAGCAAGTAAGATGAGTGAGATTAAAACAGTAACGCATGAAGGGCAGGTTTATCAGATAGGTAAGCCGTATTTATTTAGCTTTAGTGGGGCAACTTGGTTTTACGATAAGTTAATAAATATTGATGCAATCTTTAATTTAAAGCCTTTTGGTACTAAATCTGGAGAATGGAGCTATATAAAAGAAGTCCCTGCATCTGAAAGTATGGGCACAATAACACCCGCACCAATAGAGCTTGTTGATGGCGCTGCTTATATGTTTGATATAAACGGAGTTGTAGCTTTAGGTTTTTATCGTGAGGATAGAAAATCATTTTTTTCTTGCGGCAATAAAGTTTGCGGGTTAGCAGAAGCTACCGACATCCGTCTAATGACAGTAGGGAGTGAATAAGATGAGTGAACAACAACCAAAAACGCATTACAGGAAAGTATTTAAAAGTGACCATTTAGGGCAAGCAGACCTTGAAGACTTTAAAGAAGATGGCAGCAATCTAATTTTTACTGTTGCATACGTTAACCAGGAAATAGGCGCAAAAGTAGCAGGCAAGAAAATAGATGCAAACATAGCGTACTTTGCTGAACGTATTAAGCCGCTTGTATTGAACGCCACCAACTCCGCAACGATGAAAAAGATAACAGGTAGTGCATTCATCGAAGATTGGCAAAACGTTGTTATACAGCTATACATTGAGCCTAACGTCAAGATGAAAGGTGAAACTGTAGGCGGTGTAAGAATTAGCCATTTAAAGCCAAAGGTAGCTAAACCCCAAGTTACTAAAGATACAGTTCAGATGTGGGATAATGCCAAGAAAGCATATAAGCAAGACGGTAATTTTATACGTGTTTTTAAACGTGCCGATATTACTCCAGAAAATCAAAAGCTAATGCTGGATGAAATAAAATTAGAAGGTGCTGCCAGTGTTTAACTTTATCGACGTTGAACAAAATAGCGATGAATGGTTCGAGCTTAGAGCAGGTCGATTGACTAGCTCTAAGCTTGGGGTTGTCATGGCCAATTATGGCAAGGCATTTGGTGAGCCTGCTAAAAAATACGCTGTTAACATAGCCATTGAGCAGATAACAGGTGAACCAATACCTAGCACATTTACAAATGCTCATATGGAAAGGGGTCATGAGCAAGAGCCAATTGCGAGAGATTTATACGAAAACAATACATTTTCAGATGTCAGCAATGGCGGATTTTTTGATTGTGGGTTTATAGGCTGCTCACCGGATGGAATGGTCTATGATGATGGGGTTATAGAAATTAAATCTGTTATAGCATCAGTGCAGTTTGCTAATGTTAAGCGGGGGTCTGTTGACCCTGCATACTATTGGCAATGTGTAGGAAACCTTAAATTTACCGAACGCAAATGGTTAGACTTTGTAAGTTATTCTTCAGAGTTTCCGGTCGATAAGCAACTTTTTGTACACAGAATTTATTCGGCTGATTTGGCCGCTGAATTTGACAAGATAGATACGCGAGTTAATGAGTTTAAAAAGCTTGTTGCTCAATCAAAAGAAATTATATTAAACAGTTAACTATTAAGGAATAAACATGAAAGACTGGTTTAAGGCCAATGCAATACCACAAACTGAAGTAATGTGTGGCGCTGATGTATTTGAAAATGAGATTAAAGCTGCTGGAGTTGGGTTCGCTTGTGAATGGTTTGGGCATGAACACAATGGTCATTTTGCAAAAGAAACTGTAAACACACTATGCGAACGCGCTGAAATAAATAACCCATACGCACTAAAGAACGGTGAATATGAGCTTCTTCAAGATTAACTATTAAGGAATAACATGCACATAGTACACGGCGAATTAAGAAAGGCACCCTACGTTAAATCAGGCGTTGGAAAAGATGGCCAGTCAACAATGTTTATCATTGAGCTATCAGAAGTAATTAAAGATTACAGGTCTGGTGAAAAGTCATACACTAATTATAGTGCTATGTTATTCGCTTCTAGCCCTGCCCATGTCGATCATTACAGCAAGACGATAGTGGAAGGCAACTTCATTGTTTTGACTGCTGAAAAGCTTAAAATTGAAGTCAGCGAATGTGGCAAATACACTAAGCTAGCAATGGATAACGCAAGGCTTGAAGGCAGCGGGTATATTGCACAACAACAAGGCCAGCAACAACAAGCACAGCCACAACAAAGGCAGGCACCACAACAAAGGCCGCAACAGAATCAAGGTTATCAGCAGCCAGCGCAACAAAACCACGCGCCGATGGCAGAACCTAATTTTGACTTTGATGATGACTCGCAGCCGCCTTTTTAAATGTCATTTCGCAGAGCGGCGCGAGTTGATGACAACCAGTCCGAGGTGGTGGCATGTTTCCGCCGCCTTGGCTGGTATGTGCTTATTATAAGCCAACTAAAGAACTGCTGTGACATTATTGTATCAAAATCAGGTGAAACTATAGCAGTTGAAATTAAAGACGGTAGCAAACCGCCTAGTGCCAGAAAGCTATCAAAAGGTGAGCAAGAATTTAAAGATAATTGGCTGGGAAGATGGGAGCTAGTCGAATCAATTGATGATGTAATTAAGCTAAACAGTGCGAGTAAATAATGCAAATAGAATACGACAGGGTCAACAAGATTTATTTGCTGATTAGAGACGGAGAAATTACATATTTCACATCGTTTAAAGTGCGCCCAGGATTTACAGAAATAATCCTGGACGATAATTACACAACTGTATTTCACTCTGATAAAGCAACTGAGTTTAATTTGGCTTGGGATTTATTCGCTAACAAGAAACTAATTCATAATTAATTCACATTAGTGTTGACAGTGTTGTCTACCGTGTCTATACTCTGTTTATCGAATCAAAACACAGCAATCAAACGGGATTTATTATGAAAACTTTAAACGAAATGCAGAAATTATTTATAACTAGCTCAGCATTAAATGCAGGCAAGACAATGGAAGAAGTAGAGGCGCTAATTGCAGCAAAAGAAGTTGAAATTAACAAGCCAAAAAAGCCAGCTTATAACTGGTCTAACTTCAATGAAAGTGACGACGGTATGATGTAAGGCATAAGATTTCTTATTCAATCACCAGCCCTACGGGGCTATCACAGCAAACAAACGGGGTAAGACAATGAGTAAATTTAAAGTAGGTGATGAGGCTAAAGTAATAGGTACAAATTCAATGTTAAATTCTGAAATTAAAATTGGTGATATACGTGTGGTGACTAACATTTGTTTAAATGGAGTTGAGCTAGATAGCATTGGCGGTGGATGGATACATGATTATGATGTTGAGCTAGTCAAACCCAAATGGACAATATACAACAACACATTACCTTGGTCAGATTTGAGCGATAAGCAGAAGGGTAAAATGCTGTTAGCTCAACTGGAAGGTGTTTCTATTAGGCTAGTAGCAAAATCTATGTGCGGTGAAGACTGCTTTATTCATTGCGAAGAAATAGACACAATTGAAACTGTTGTCTATCGCGCAAAACCAGCGCCAGTAAAGCCAGAGCCAACTATGGCAGAGTTGTTTATTGACGATTGGAAAGAATGCAGCTCAAGCTCTAGCGAAGCTTTTGCAGGCAAGATGATTGCTAAAGGATGGGTAAAGAAATGTTAAATTCACCAATTGACAACAGCATACAAGAAGCGGCAAGAGATGAGCTTATTTCTCAGCACTGGGATGAACTGCAAACAACTGGCCAAACTATCTTTATTAGCGATATAGAAAAAAGAATCATTAATCGTGATGATGTTATGTTTGATGTGATGGGCGATATGGGTGATAAGAAATTGTATCACGATATGGTAGTTACTCCGGTGTCGTTTAGCATTAGAGTGCAAGCGGCATTCAAACTGCGCATTGATAAGTTAATGGCTGATGCGATAAACGACTACTATGAAATATAACAGCGATGTTGAGATGCTTAACGATGCATTATCATATGCAAAGCTGCATCTAAAGCGGTCACGCAAAGACATTGCCAAGATTTCTGGTGTGAAATACGACACTATTGGGCTTTGGTCGCTGAACAAAAGCAGGCCAACTTCCTTTATGCTTAAATCAGTCATCAGCGCATGTGGTTATCATGTTAGTTGGGATATGGAGAAGAAAAAATGAGTAAATTTCATTGGGAACGAGTAGATATTAAAGAAGCTGTCAGGCTGCGTGATAAAGAGTTTTTTACCATTGGCGAGTTAGCAGATAGATTTAGATGCAGTCGTGACCACGTTGAACGGATGCTTAAATCTGAGGGCCAATTGTGAGGGTTTTAGTCGCTTGTGAATATTCTGGGCGTGTTCGTGATGCGTTTAGAAAGCTTGGGCATGACGCGATGAGTTGTGATTTATTGCCTAGTGATAGCCCTTTACTTGGCTGTCATTATCAGGGCGATGTATTTGACATTATAGGTGATGGTTGGGACTTAATGATTGCTCACCCGCCTTGCACCAGATTGGCTAATAGTGGCGTTAGGTGGTTAAGAGAGCGCGATTTATGGGATGAACTTGTTGAGGCAGCAAAGTTTTACAACAAGTTTCAGCAATGCACAATAAAGATGAAATGTATAGAAAACCCAATTATGCACAAATATGCAAAAGCTATGGTAGGTGACATTAAAAGACAAGTAGTTCAGCCTTGGTGGTTTGGTGAAAAAACATTTAAAGCGACAGGGTACGAGCTAACCGGATTACCTGATTTAGTAGCAACAAATAAATTAAACATCCCAGAGGTTGGGACTGATGAACATAAAAAATGGAGTTGGATACATAGAGCATCACCTAGCCCTGATAGATGGAAAATAAGAAGCACAACACCACAAGGCATTGCTAATGCTATGGCCGAACAATGGGGCGGTCAGCTGTGAGCCGTAAACCTGCAAATAAAATTGCGGAAAAAAGCTGCTGGGACAAAAAGATTGCAGCCAGGAAAAAGATTGAGGCTGAACTCGAATTGCTAAGATTGTTTAGTGATGATGTCAAAAAGGTTGCAGAATAATTGAATAGGTGATTTAATAACTCAGTAGGTCGGGTCATTCATTCCCTAACTCCCAAGTTTTGCAACTCCTACGAACCGCACCCTAAAACCCCTTAATTGGGGTTTTATTTTGCCTTCGAATCTGTGCCTTTGCCTTTATCATAACTGCGCATTGCCGCCACCCCAAGCATTGACATTATCAAACCAATTATGTCAGACACTCCTAAGTCAGGAAACACAGGTAAAATTAACGTTGATACGCCATCCCAGCCGTTTAATGTAGCTATTGATTGATACGTCCATATGTAAGTTATTACTAATGCCTTGGGTATGTACATTAACGCTAATGACACAGCACCAACCCAACCAATCGCAGGTCTCCATCCAGCTTGAAATATATTACCGCTTTTTGCATCCGCTAGATTTATTTCTAATTGACCAGTCATTGCTTGTACGTGAGCATTTAACTTTTCAGAATCACCTTTAGCGTATAATGCTTCAAGTTTAAATAGCTCTTGCGCTTGCTCTTTTGGATCAGGCCAGATACGACTTATAAGTGATTTGCCGATATCAAGGGCTGCTGTAAGTGGGTCTAGTGCCATTTTATCTGACCTCGAAATGAGGCATATCTTTGAAGTTAGACCAGTGACCACCCCATCGCATATTTACAGACAATCTGTTTGCGGCTTCAAGCATTGCAGCCGCTACAATAGTCAGATGACATTCATCCCAGCTAGCCTTTCCGTCTACATAAGCAAACACATCTAAGGCCAGTCCGCTTTGGTGATAGCTTTTTTTAATTGTTCCGTCTAGTTGGCTTGCCTTATCGTTAAAAAGCTTTTGTTGCTCTTCTGCGGTGCGTAATCCGCCGTGCCTTGGTATGCCAAAGTCAATAGGGGACATTGAAAGTGCAAGCCTTGCAACTTCTATAAGCTGATAGTTAACACCACTCATTCTGTCTTCGCTATTTTTTCCAAAACTAAAGTTATTCATTTTTTTCTATCTCTCTACGTTTAGCAATGCTTAGCCTGATAGCGTAAAACCGCTCAAGTATCAACATTGCGATTGCTATTGAGCTTAACAGTTCAACCCACTCGACTTGATACACTCTGCCTAAAACCCAGATTACTGGTTGAGCTAAAAAGTCTGGTAATAATTCATTTAGTTGATAAACAATGCTTGGGGCAGACACACCCATCAAAACTTTTGAGAATATTGCGTGGGCGTACTCTTGCGCATTGTGTTGCATGTCATTTATCATTTCTGTAAGTGCGCTCATCGACATCTTTTTTCGCCTTGAGTATTCTTTTTGCTGATAGAAAGATCGCAATTAAGAACGCGGTTATTATGAGCACTTCCAAAAAACAATCGTGACTTATTGAAAACACGGATAGCATTAGAAATGCGATTAAATAAATGTATGCCACTATCAGTTCCAATTATGAGTATAACAATTAAGTTCAAGGTCATTATTATACTCGCAAACGACGAGTAAAATAGCTCTTGAATCTTTAATTCTATACCACGCTCAAGAATTAACCAGTTTACTGCAATTAAAATGTAAGCAAGTGCGGTTAATAGTGAAACGATTCTTAACTTGAAGTTAATATTCAATGTTGATAAGGCGATGTATGGCAATGCCTGGGTCATGTGCAAAGCAAATCCGTTATGACCGACCATAGCTAAATAAATAAAATAAGTGCCAAAGTGGACGGCAATAAATGCAATTGCCGCCCTAACCTTTTGACTTTTCACTTTTTCCTAGGCTTACGTTTAGGCTTAGCATCTGGCCTTGGTTGTGGGTTTGGCTTTGGTGCTGGTCTTGAGTATGCCACTTTAATATCCTCTTGTTGTTTACTTGTTTATTTTTTAGCGTCTTTAGGGGTCAGAGCGAAAAAGTCGAAGTAAGGTTTATACTTAGCCCACCACGCGTCGTCCTCCTGACCTGGAGTAAGTTTTATTACTATTGACGCGATAGCAATAACCGCGCTTATTATATTTAATACGTCAAGTACTGTGTCCATTATTTGGCCCTCATTTTGTAGTCTTGTTTAATTTTAGCACGGTTAATTAAATCAATCGTGCTAAACCGTTTTATAATCAAATCTGGTTATACAGACCTGCCAGCCTGCACTTCGCCCGTTATGCTTAGAGTTGTTTGGCCGCTTTTTACATCTAAAGTTGATCCACTGTCTTGCTGTACGTATATTCCAATTGTGGTGCCTTCAGAAAACCTCTGGGTATGACTAATAGACACCGTAGTGCCATTGACGCTGGGTGCTGATGTTCTTCTAGGCCCGCCACCTGCGCCGTTTAAATAAAGTTGTATTGTCCTGATTCCCAGCGCGTTTCCTTCAAATTCGGCGCTGGCACTGACTGTATATATACCGTCACGGCGAATTGTATGAAGCACTAATGAAGTTGCGCCGTTAAATCCGTCATATATAGTATCGTCATATGAGATTGCCGTTGCTGTGCCTGATGTAATAGCTTGATCTACTGTTATCCTACGTTCTAAGTATGAATTGTTTAAACCACGGAAAGCCGAGTCAGTATGGCCGAACGACTTGCACCCGCTTTCTTCAACCCAATTATTAATTACAGAAGTGTTCCTATTTATCTCATTAAAAAAACCAAATGCTGCAGTCGTGCTATTAGCCATACAGTTAACCCATTGTATCCCCTGAGGATATGTCGGATATGTCGGGGTATTACCAGTTCTAAATCCGGCAATTGTTGCAGTCCCAGTCCAGTTTCCAACAGACCCCGTTTCTGTTGCTGTGCAGCCAGAATATACAATGTTCTGTGTATATTCTGATGTTGGATTTGCTATTGTTGCACCAGGTGCGCTTGCAACAAAACCCCCTAAATCTGCTCTGTAAGTGTGGCACCCTATATAGCTCCCGAAAGTTGCCGTGTTTGCGGCTTTAAATCCCCACGAGTAACAGTTATTTGCATGTGCGCCGATGACGCTATATCTAGTAGTATGTTGGTCTCCTGTGAAGTCCCAGCCCTGACCCACCGTATCTACGATACCGCCGTGAAACGTGAAGTCTTTTGTACCTCCCACAGAAACACCTCGATTGAACCTCGTTGTCGGCGCTTGTCCTGTCCATTCGACTGTAGTGTTTTTAACAGAAAGGGCATAAACCTGTGCTTTTTCGCCTCGATTTAACCAAAATCCTTGGAAAACATCGTCTGATAAAGCCGTTGTTGTGCTATCTCCTGCAAAATTATCATAAACTAGCGGGTTGTATATGATTAAATCGTCGAACAAATGGAAAGACATTCCAGAACCAAAACCATTACCTGTAGCGCTTATGTCTCTACCCCTGATGACGCCGCCGACTATCCAAAATCCAGCGCTATTCGCTAAACTGCCGCCGTTTTTATTAGTGCCTCGATTCACCTCGACATTTTCTAAATTGCAGTGAACATTTGATGGGCTATAAAGCGTCCTTGTGTCAGTCGAAGGATTTGTTTGTAAGAAGTCAGCGTCTTTAATTCCAGACCTGACCGGCAAAGTTAAGTTACCATCAAGAGCGTAAACTTTGCCTTTTATTCCGCTACAACCAACTAATGCATATACGTTTAAATATGCCTCCCATATGGGTTTGTCAGCGGTTGATCCATTTCCTACTGCTCCAAGCATATGAACATTGTGCGGATAGCTTTTTAATGACCATTGATTGCCGTTGCCATCGTTGAGTAAGTTGCCAACTCCTGTAGATATAAAGATCTGTGAAGGGCTTTGGCTTACTGGCCGTCCTGTGACGCCGTTCTGCTTCCAACGGCCACTACCGTCATCTGCGCTGGCTGTATATCCAGTTGTGTTTATAACTGTGTCCGCTGGATAGATACCAGTTGAAGCGATTAGCTCAGTTGTTGTGATTTCATTGTTTTGTCCAACTTGTACGTAGCGACTTATTCCATTCGCAACTACTCGATAGCTTCCAGGTTGAATGTAAACAGTTACCTGTCCGTTTGTTCCGGTTGTCTTTGCTGTGCTTCCGTTACTTGCAGCAGCATCATCATATAACAATACCACCGTATCGGCTGGCTGAATAAACATTGAGCATGAAGCGCCAACAACCACTTGCTTACCACTTGCTGTTGCATCGGCTTGATTTAATTCTAGTGCTGTAATTGTGTAAGGTATTAAACTCATTTTTTGAAATCCTTAATTAAATTAAAATAATGCTGGGTCAGCTATTGCCATAAATATGTAGTTTCCGCCTGATGCGTTTAAACTACTAAATACAGAATTAACTGTAAAACCATCTGCGTTCGCAAAAAACAACGTAGTAGTGCCCTCTGCACTATTTTGGTTTGGCAGAAGATACTTAGACATTGTAGGTCCACCTGGTCTAATAACATCGCCAACAAACCAGTTGGTATTCCCGCCTGTCCGTTTAACTATTACCCAGCCTACAGGAAACCCAGTAACAACATCATTTCCCGCTGAACCTGTACCTGTGTAGCTACCACAAAAAATCCCTTTGGTGGGGTTATGTGCAAAATTGTAGGATATAAAGTTCACGCCTGCATCATTAAGTCTAGTATCCGACCCCAATGTTAGAGCGGTAGCAGTGGCATCTGTATTATTCCAAAATAAATTCCCAGTGCTAGCTTGAGAGTTAGTATTAAGTACTAATGCCTTAGTCCCGCCTAGGCTCCTGTGCTGCACCAACCAAATGGTGGCGTTACTTGTGCTCTTAACAATGCTCATGCCATGCACAGCAGAGCCACCCCCTAAATTAATAGCTACTGTCCTACCTGCTACCCCGCTTCCAACATAAGTGACTTTATCAAAGAAACCTTGATTCTCAATAAATTGCCATGCAACATAAGGGTCTGAAGATGAGTTGACTTCGGATGAACTGGATATTGTAAACCCATCACTATTAAAAGCCGTTAAAGAGGAGGCGACTGTGGCCTCTGCGGCGGCTGTATTAGAAGAAATGGACTTGTTGGTTCCTCTTGTCGTATCAAACAAAGCGTGACTAGTTGTAGAATTCCTGCTCTTAATCCACACCAGCCCCCCACTATCAACAAAGTTTAATCCACTAACAATATCTTGAGTTGTGCCGTTACCTGTATAAATTGTAGTAGCAAAAACTGGAACGCCTGTTATTTCTCCTCGTATATCGCCTGTGTTAATGTATGTTATTGCATAGCCGTTCTGATTAATCGCTGCGCCCGCTGTGCCGCCGCCAAATTGACCATCTTCGCCAAGATTGCCACCATCGCCTCCAATTGCTTCGGAAGGTTCAGCGCCCGCACCCCTTGAAATCCCGCCATCACCGCCCAATGCGTTTGATCCGTCTTCTGCTGGAATTGTTGATGAAGTCCCC